GTCTTAGTACATTTCAAAAATGAGATTTAATAGGGACAGTACTTTTCAGATGTGAGAAGTAGTGGTGATTTTTGTTGAGATTTGGGAGATGGGGGGTTCCTGTAATAGGGGTAGGTGTCTGTAAAAAGGGGGTATAGGGGTTAGTTAATAGGTATATAGATATTATTCATTACTTCGTAATGAATATGTCAATGTCAAATTATTGACATGTCAATAGATTGACTGTCGTTCTATTGACACTGTCAATGGCTTGACGCCATAGCTATGCATTCCATGCATAGCATCTATGCATTCCTGTGCATTGTCATTGACGTAACGTCAATGATATAATGGTTGACGTTACGTTATATTGCATAGCAATGCTATGCAATGGTTGCATAACCGCCATGCAAAAGCTGATCTACTAAACAGGATTGGTTTCTGTATTATGTTCCTAGGCAATGTTGCCTAGCTGATTTGGAGAGTCAGTCAATGCGCTACACTATTGAGTATGACGATACATCGTCACCTGAGACCGTTCAAAAGGCTTTGAACGATTGCCGCCAGTGGTTGGGAACAAAGCAATTTAACAAGGTTGTCCGGCTGCTTAAAGAGGATCAACAACAGAGCAGTCGTTACATGGTAACGATAGGCCTATCGTTTCAGGGTATCGAAGGTTACCCTGCGGAAGTCATGATTGACACTTACTGGAAAGGGAATTGATATGGATTACGTTGACGCATTCATGGCAATCGCTGAGAGTCTCAGCGATATCCGCCGCCGTCTTATCGCTTTGGAAGCCGCAAGTTGCAATAATGCAGATGCCGCCGTCACAGCGGAGAATATGCTTAGTTTAGTTGAGCGTATCGAAGAACTGGAAAACCATGATTGGAACTCCTCTTGGGAGTCGGAGGTCGACTCCCTTATAGAAGCCGCCATTGAAAATATCGACTTTGAGGACAAAGTCAGAGACGCCTTTGGCAATATGTCCTTCAGCGTAGTTGTCGACTAACAGAGGGGGGATTTATCCCCCCTTACATCTCAAAAGGAAATATCATGTTAGATGAAAACCCAAACGGTTCTTACCGGATTATTGGAATAGGTACAAAGGTTCGGCCTATCTTTCCTGATCCATATTGCGGCATCGTTGGTACTGTTACTAAAATCAGCAAGAAAATCCACGTCTCTTTCCCTGATTTAAAACGTACTAAAGCATACTGGTCGCATCAGTTATCAAACGATTAAACATTCCGTTGACAACCTGATCCTATGGTCGGGTTGTCTTTTTTCTTTACTTTATATAATCCTTTGCAAAGTTTCAGTACATTGCAGAGTTGCTATCTATTGCGGGCCTTTTATCGGGCCTTTATTGGCTGTTTGAATAGTACATTTTAAAAATGAAAAGTACTGGTATCTCTACCAGTACCTCTCAACATTGCGCTTTACTGGATTGATCAGGCTACCTGTGCAAAGCTATCTGCTAGCCGCCATAGGTCAGCGTTCAATTCTACATTGCGGCCTACGCCACGGACCGGCCTTACGGACCTAAATCCGATCCTTCCATTATCAAGCTGTCTCAGGCTTCCTACTCCGCCACGGATCAGATTCTCTTGCACAACATTGAAGGTTGTCCAAAGATCGCTTCCCTGATCCTCTGCCCGATTAACCTTCAATATCTCATGGGGTTGAACAGGCGAGGCTTTCAAATCATCATAGCGAACCACTAAAGCCGCCGCCGCGAAATCAAGTTGGGTTGACCTATCAAGGTCAATCTTTGACCATTCTTGCACTCCGATCAGGGCCTTATTTGCGTTGTCGATTACCTTATATGATGCATCGATCACCTTCCCTTGCAAATCGCCACGGTGCGGCAAACTAACCTTGCCATAAGTCTCAGAGGCGACAACCATGCCGTTAGAACAAACCATGCGAAACACACCGGACCATAATTGAAGACCTGTTGAGCCGTCATGTGAATTGATCACAACGATCTCAGGCAAGCTGTCACCTACTAAAGCCGTAAGGCCTTGATGACGGAAACGGATCATGTGCTTTTGAAAACCACGTTTGTCGGCCTTGCGGGCCTTAGTCTCGACAGCATGAACAGGTACAAAGTCCGCCTGATGCATATATTCAATAACCTTCGAAGTAGGAAGGTGTGTATATTTACGCGAACGTGACTCATGGGCCGCCATAGCCTGAACAGATTGCGGCATAGAAACAATATCTAACATCTGATTTTCTCCGTTTGGTTAAGCGTCTCTCCAGAACGCAAAATTAAATTTAAACTATTTGTTTATTCCGTCAATCTTTATTTTCGTCAAAAAGAAAAATATTTTCGCTTGACTCTTTCCAGTAAATCGCAATACTGAGAAGTACTGAAGCAAACAGAGGAGAGACTGCAATGCTCAGGTTCAAACGATTCTTATCAATGGACAACCCGAAAGCGATTAAAGCAATCGGTTACGGCTACCTTAACGCCATAAACTATATGGCTCCGCATAAATCAGGCGGCAAGTTTAACCTATGCTCCCATGCTTCCCTTGGCTGTATAATGCTTTGCTTAGGCGAGCATTCCGGTCAAGCCGCCATGAGCGAAAAGGTGCGCGATAGCCGGAAACGGAAAGCGCAATACTTTATGACAGAACGTAAGGCTTTTATGGTCGAGTTCGTGGCACACATAGAAAAAGCCCAAGCCCAAGCCCATAAGGAAGGTTTAAAGCTAGTTATTCGCCCTAACGGTTCGTCGGATATTCCCTTCGAAGGTGTAGCCTGTGAGCGTAACGGCCAAGCATTCTGTAACCTTATGGAAGCATTCCCTGACGTTCAATTTGTGGATTATACGAAAAATCCTAATCGGTTTAAAAAGCCGTTACCTTCCAATTATTCCTTAACCTTTTCGAGATCAGAGACAAACGAGGCCGACTGTGACGCATTATTATCTAACGGATTCAATGTTGCTGTTGTTTTTAGTGGTTCCCTTCCTGATTCGTATCTTAACCGGAAGGTGATCAGCGGAGATGAACACGATTTGCGGCACCTTGATCCTAAAGGCGTCATTATCGGATTAACACCAAAAGGAAGCCGCGCAAAAAAAGACGCATCAGGCTTCGTTGTTAGACAGTGAAAGGAAAAACTATGGCACAGGGTGCGACACTTCAATTTTACGATGGCGATATCTATTCGTCATATGAGGAAGCAAAAAAGGAAAACGCCGTATCAGGCGTTTTTCTGGACTACGCAAACGACGACACGATGGATCAAACCGCCGTATGGGATGCAATGGAAATAATCCATGCCGCCCTTAAAGCTGTCGGGAAAGAGAATGCTAACCTGTATTACGTTCTAACCCGTGGCGGCAAAATATTAGATACCGATCAACGCGATTTAACCGAATAAGGGGTAAGCCATGAAAGCCAAATATATTTGCAAACATTGCGGTTCCGACAACGTAGGGCGGGATGCGTTCTGTGATTGGAACCAACAAACCCAAAAATGGGAGATTAGCGATTTTATGGATCGCGAAATCTGTTTTAATTGCTCCGACGATACAACCCTTATAACGGTTACCATTGCCGAACCAGAAGCGGTTCTATTGGCCCTGCAAAACCTGTATCAGGATTATGCGGGTTATTATCCAAGCATGATCAATAATAGCCCCGCCATGAAAGCGGCGGCTGAAATATTAAACCTAACCCAAACCGAATAGGAGAGAACCATGCAATTTAAGGTCACCTTTGAAGATATTTTCCACAATTGCGAAAACGAAATACAGGCCTACGATGCCCTGCTTGAATATTTAAACCAATGCGTCAGAAATGAGGATGTGGAAGGTTTCAATTTTGAATTAATACCAGAAACCGAACCCGAACCTAAAACAACGGGTTATAACCCTATGAACCGGAGCGGCAACTTATGATGACGAAGGAAGAGCACCGTGCAGATGCGGTTATGGATAGCATCTATGACCTAATTGAACGGGAGGGGCCGGAGGTCATCGCGTACATCGTAACGGGCTTGGTTAGGGTAGCAAAGGAAACCGAAGGGGCGGAATATCTCAAAGGAATGTTTGCTATCGGAATGTCCCATCTGGATTACCATATGGATAAACAAGGCAAGCGGTCTCAATAACCACTCACCCAGACATACTTTACAATGAGAAACAGCCTGCTATTTTATAGCAGGTTTTTTCTTATTTTGCAATAACTTAGATAAGAAAATGGGCGGTTGACAAACGGGAATGCCAACCGCCCGAAGGCTCAACCCTGTGTGGAGAGGCACAGAGGAACACACAACCGCATAATACACCCTGATACTCAGGAAAACAACCTGCTACTTTTATCAAAGGTTAAGAATGCATCGCCCAGTGTTCCGGCGTCCGGCTGATAGCGTATTTTCTTAATATAAACCCCCGTAATGACATCAATCTTCGGATCACCCACCCGTCCAATGATCACCCCAATGTCCGCTTTGTTCGCCCAATGGGATGAGTCAGCAAGGCTGTACAGGCTCAGTTCTTCGCTATCCATATGGCTTGACGCTTTGGTAGGATGAACCACAACGCACACCAGTACATTGTATTGCATTGCGAAGCCCTTCAGCTTCTTGATGGCCCGCCCAATGTATTCCGTCATGCTTTCATCATGCCGCTTCCGGTGTTCTATTTCATTGAACGGATCAATCAGAACCATCCGTACACCTTCCCTGATAACAGCAACAGCCATGCGATCCAGAAGCCAGTCAATATCATGCTCAGTTTCATTGTCGCTCCTATCCGGCGCAATAAAGGTAAATTTACGCTCCACGAAGTCCCAAGCCCGCCTCCTGTTTTGCGGTGCAGCATGGGCTATCGGCCCCTGTAAATAGGTCGACATGACCGTGTCAGTGACATATGGCACGATTCGCATCTCAAAAGATGCAACCGCAACGCTCCACCCATGCAATTTAGCCATGTTGGTCGCCAGTTGCATTGTCCAAGTCGACTTACCATGCCCGGGGAAACCGCCCACAACCATGAACGCCCCAAGGTAGGGACGGAGTATCTCATCCAGTTGCCCCCACCCTGTGGAATAGGTCTTGATAGGCTCCTCTGGCGGGAAGTCCGATAGCTTGTATACCCCATCCACCGGATAGGGCTTGGCGGCATTGATAACCGCCATTACCCCATCGGCCCCTTGTTGTACCAAAACCTCGTTCAAATCCTTACAGGTTTCGGGATAAACAACAAACGAACAGCGAACCCTATCCAAACGGCGAACCAGTTCCTCTGCTAATCTTCTACCCGCCTCATCGCTATCAGTTGCTATGACGATCCTACGGACCTTCGTAAGGCTTTCCCAGTCGGCGGTAATGTACCCGAATTTTGTATCGGCATCTGGTATGATATCATCTGTCGTCCTTGGAACGACAATAAGTCGTCCCTCCGCATCACGGGGAGGCGGCGCACCGTCTGGGACGGAGACAACATATGGGTATCCGGAAGTTGCCACCGCCAATGCGTCAAGTTCTCCCTCAGTAATAACAAGGGCCATGCTTCCGTCGTGTAACGCAGATTCTTCAAGAATGTCGACATTGTAAAACTGTTTCCTTCCGTTTGCTTGTTGCCAGAATGTTTTGTGCGGCCCCCTGTATTTGTGACCCACTATCTCCCCATCTTTTACAAATGGGAAGGCGATAACATCGCCCTCCGGATCACTAACTAACTGCCCATTGGGATCGCGCCTTACGGAGTAAGTCCCCATACGGATCGCTACTTCGACGTTTATCCCCCGTTTTGTTAACCATTTTTTGTGTAGTTCTGAAAGCATCGGACATTTCTCCACCTGTCCAACCACAATGAAAGCACCGCCAACCAATTCCAGACTGGTCTATTCTTACTGACAGGCAAGGCTCTGATGAATGCACCCGTTTGCTACTGCATCGGGGGCAGGTTGTCTTTTGCGCCCCCTTAGTCGCCGACCCAATCCTGATGCCGTGCTTCGTTGCTAGCATCGTTAAATCTAACATTTTTAAAATACTCCCGTAATAGTTCGTTTGCTTTATCTGACCACATTTGACGGACGCCAAGTCTATCTTCAGCATCGTTGATAATATTAATAGCAATCGCAACAACCGCCATTGTTTCCTGTAAGGCCACTTCCAACTCATTATTTGTCATCTGTCTTATCCCATGAAAATTTAGGTAGTGATACCTTTGGTTTTGCTTCCGGACGGAATGCCGCCCGTATATTTTCTATTCGCTTATAGTGCTTTGGCGTCACCAATACGACTTTAGGCGCATATTCCACGGAAGAATGTTGGTTGCTACCATTCCCCGCCTTCCTTCTTTTATGGATTGCCATTATCCATTCCTCCACATTTGTATGCACAATACTACAAAGCACAAAAACGTATGCACCCCGTAAAAGGCGATAGTCAAAATAGTCAGACTGGTCATTTTAGACCTAATGCCTCCTTCATTTCGGTAATCTTTTTATGCATGGACATAACCTTGTCCAACGCATTATCCCTTTGCCGCTCCGCCTCCGCCAGTTTTTTGCGTAAGTCAACAATGTGATCCAATGTTTCCGGATCAGCATGGCGGGTATTTGGAGCATACGGCCCCAACCATCTAATCTCAGCCGACATCTTCTTACTCTGATATCCCGTCATGATTTCGCCCATCCTGTTACACATTTTAATCCCCTAATAATTCACGGGTAAACTCCATTGCCTCTTCTGCAAGTAAGACCTCATCGTTAAATATGTTATCCGCCTCCCAAAATTTAACCCACATTCGCAACGCTTCCCGCAACCGTTCAATCTTATCGGCGGCTTCATGCGACAACGCTCCCAATTCATAGGCGGGAACATCCAAATCTGTATCAATTCCATGACCAAGTGGCTTGTACCAAAATGTACAATCAACCAAGCGTAGTTTTTCTACGATATCCATCACTCACCCCTCAAAACCCGAACACAATTTTGGCTATTACAATTACGCATATAACCCCCAATCCCATACCAAGAACCACAGCAAACGTAGCTTTAAACAGACCTATAAAGTCATCCATCACCACTGCACCTCCCCGTTAATAACAACTTGCACATACCACCTGTTGCCGTTGTCGTTCTCCCACAGCGCAGATATGTTGTCGCCGTCCCGCTCATGGCGGACTATCCACTGTCTCATTTTGGCGGCTCCGGTAATGGCATCCAATGGGTAGGCGCTGGTAATGGTGGAACATGACTACCTTGAAACCTCCACATTTTGTCAAACCACCAAAGAATTATGATTTGTTCAGCTTCATCAAACCAAGCAAGAATTTTTGTGCCGTCATCCTTTGGCGCTGTTTCTATTGGTTTCCATGTCATTTCGGTAACTCCGGTAATTCCATCCACCATTTAGGAGCAAACCAAACACCCCACGACCATTCTGCATCAGGCTTTGCGCCTTCCGCCCCAGAATCTTCCGGCCACATATCGTAGGCTTCCCAATAACCAGTTTCTACCCAACCATTGCCCTCCTCGTCCTTGCCGCCCAGTAAAATCATACGATCTTTCGGAGCCGTCTCCATTGTTTTCCATTCAGACATTGTTGCCTCCTAATGCTTTGGTGATGTCAAGGCTAACCTGCGGCATACTCATGCCACCATTGTCGCCGCCCAATTCAGCGTAGCCTTCAATATCATCCCAATGATCGCGATAATTATGATCGCCGGATAGGATGCGGGCAATCTTCATCGCAATAAGTTCCAACGCTTCCCGTTGCGTATCTTTTAATGCTGCCCAGTTTTTGCCGACGGACATTACGCCCTTCAATGCTTGGCTGATGTTGGCAGTGTCGCGATAGTTGCCGTGGGTCTTCTGTTTTGTCGTATCCATTGTCTTTTCCTTATACAAAGTTTTTACTTGTTGGTTTCATGTAACGGTCCGCCTCCGTTACCATTTCAGAAATCGTTGGCGGAAACTTGCACCTCGTTACTATTCCCGATACTGGGCTTGATAACTTGTGCAACACGTCTGGCGGAAACCTTTCTAGGGCTTCTGCCGCGTTCTTTAGGAACATCTCTGAGTTCGCCATGTGGTTCAGGCTGTAGTTCTGCATGATCTTTTGCACCGCCTGTTCCGGTGTCAGGAAGGACGCCGTACTCCGTGCCGTATTCTTCCCTCCACTTCGCCTTTCTGCGTTCACTTGCTGCCTCCAATTCTGCAAATGCATTTGCGATTTGCTTGTTTTTAACGACTGTATCCTTCTTCTTTTTGCCGCCAAGAGCAGCGGATAGATACGGGATTGGATCACGGACTCCGTTAGCAACAGCCGCCTCCAGTACCCGTAAAATCTCTGATTGATCCCCGTTGGCAAGCTTTAAACACCGCCCGACAAAGGTGCGGGCCGTGACATCTGCCACACCCATGCCCATCAGCATACCCACCGCCTCATCCCAGAAGGTTTTGTTATTGCTTTCTGGCGGCTCTTCGTGATTCGCAAATATGCTAAGTACTGGGTCTTCCAAATCCGAAGGATTTGTATTGTTATTTATTCCTAGTTCAAGTCCTGACAAATTGTCCCTATCCATAGGGACAGATTGTCCCTTGGTCATAAGCAAATTGTATATGTTAGATGTTTTGCGCCCCGTCGCATCGATGCGGCTTTCGTAAGAAAGTAAACCCGCCAAAGCCAACTCTTGAATAGAACGAGTTACGGTTCTTTCATCGCAGCAGCATTTTTCCGCCAACAAAGCACGGGACGGGAAACACAAATCTGATTCGTGATTGTGGCAATCAGCAAGGAAAATCAAAACTAATTTGGCGGTACTTGAAATACCTACCTGCTGAAAAGCCCAAGATGTAGCTAAATGAGACATGACGCATACTACCTATTGTAATGCGAACGTCTTTGGACTATATGGAAGTCAGTCCTGAACTTTCGCGCCTATTGTGTTCAAGGATCAGGGATCGCCATCCCGTTACCTTCTTAGCGGTCCCCTATTTGGGGGCCGCTTTCTTTTTAGGCCCCGGCCACTTTTTAGTCAAGCGTTTTGGTTTCCACCCGACAATAAAGACCGTGATCTCTATTCCGTAAAACAATTCGGCGGCCTTCTTCCTGAGACGATATGCCGCATCCTTCATTGTACCCGTCGATTTGACTTCCTCAATGATTTCCTTGCCCGTCAGAGTTTCCGTGTACTTAAAATCAGGGGTGTAGGTGCAGTAATGTTTCCCATTGATTTCAACCGGATACTCTGGCTGTAATGACAAATTCTTAATATTCCCAAGTTTCTCCGCCAATTTCAAATCAGCGTAGCGGGCGGCTTCCCTTTTGGAATCAAAAACAATCCCATCTATGGTCCGCTCAATCTTCGGTGCTACCTTGTACTTCACTGGCATCTGCTAGGTCCTTTGGGAAGAAGTCATCTTTAGTCAATATGATGCCGCGTTGTTTTGCCGCAACCATCAATTCAATCTGGCGGCGGACAGGAATCAACCCGCCCGTTCCACCTTTGTCCATCGGCCACATCCATTTGTAAATACTCTGTGTAGACATGGCTAACATTCCTGAGACGGCCCGTGGTCCACCCAGTTTTGTTATAACCCGTTTAGCAATTAAATGCGTCATTCACTTCCCCTAAACTTCATGTTGACAACCTATAGGCGAATGTGCAGTATGTCAATACCATTAAATGGAGAAAATTAAAATGGTCACTTATTCAAAACCTTGGACATGGGAAGAAATAAAATTAGTGTCCGACTTGGCGTCTAAAGGATATACCGCCAAAAACATAGCGATGGAATTAATCGACCGAAACAAAAACTCCGTTATCGGGGTATGTCATAGGCGGGGTATTGCATTACTAAACAGGACGATGGAAAAAGAAAAACCTTTGCATCCATTGCCAAGGAAGAAAACTGTTCCCAACTTTAAAATAACAAAAGCCAAAAAAGAAAGATTACCGCCTGTAAACATTTACGATATAAAGGAAGATGAAAACTTTGAGCCATTAAATAAAACATTAATGGATTTAAAGTATGGGGAGTGCAAAGCAATCGTAGGCCCCATCAAGAATTTTGAAACATTATATTGCGGCCACGAAACAGTAAAAGGTAAATCATGGTGTCAACATCACTTTTTGAAATACACAGTGCCGGACCGCAAAAGGGCGGCATGAGACAATCGGAATGGGAATACCAACTGTTTCGGAAACGCTTCATGGAAACACGGGAAGCGGTGTTCAAGGTTGCTCAATACCTTAATTTTGAGAAGAACCTGACCGTTATGATTCCGTCGATGGAATTGGCCCCGTCTGTGCATCAATCAATTGAATATGCGGACCGTGGAGACATCATTGCCTACAAAACAACGGAGGGCGTAATTGATTTTACCCCACATCCGATTGAGGTAAAACGTCGCAGGTTTGATTTCACGTCGGAGAAAGATTACCCATATTCCGATATGATGGTGGCGCAGAAAGTTAATTGCGATAGGGCTAATCCCGCCGCCGTATTTATCGTTAACCACTCAATGACCCATGCTTTTGTGGTCAAAAGAAACACGAAGAATTTATGGTACGTAAGGGATACCAAGGATAAAGAAAGGGGAAGCATAGATAAAACATATGTCTGCGAATTTAATTTAGGGGAATTTATAAAATTTTAGCCGCAGTACTTGACGAATATGAGAAGTACTGAGATAACACAGTTGTCAAATGGAGAGACACAATGACATTAACAGCAGAACAGAGACTGTTCCGCTCCAAGCTATTGGGCGGTTCAGATGCTAATACAATTATGTCCGGAGACGAAGAAAACATCCTTCGCCTTTGGCGGGTAAAGTCGGGACAAGAAGAAGACGTTAACTTGGATGACGTTCTTCCTGTCCAAATGGGTGTGTTTACTGAGCCGTTTAACATTCAATGGTTTGAGAAGCAGACTGGAAGAAAGGTAACAGATAATGGCACACAGCGGACTTCTGCTGTTCATTCTTTTATGGGCTGTACTCTTGATGGACTAACCGACGGCGGGGAGACTGTGTTTGAAGCCAAGCACGTTTCTGCCTTCGCCAAGGAAGATGAAATCCTTGACCGCTATTACCCACAGCTTACCCACAACATGCTTGTTTGTGGCGTGAACAAGGCGGTTCTGTCGGTGTTCTTCGGTAACCATAAGTTTGAGAAGTTTGATATTAGTTTGGATGCTATCTATTCTGACATCCTGATTGATGCAGAACGCCGTTTCTGGGATTGTGTCAAAAGTGGCACACCGCCAGTGGCAATAACCGTCAAGGCCCCTGTGGATGCTGTTCGTCGTGTTGACATGACGGGTAATAACGCATGGGCTAACTTTGCGAATCAGTTGAAGATGAATAGCAACGGCAAGAAGCTGTATGATGAAGCCGCCAACAGCCTAAAAGGTTTGGTGGAAGAAGATATGGCGGAGGCTTACGGCTATGGCATCAGCATCAAGCGGGACAAGCGGGGTTCGCTCCGTTTAAAAGGTGAGTGATGTCGGAAAGAATTGAGATACTCAAAATATTTATGTTGCCGGATGGATTTGAGATTGAAGTCCATCCTTTGATTCCCCGTGACGAAGGGGAGTTTGTGCGGGATAGATTAGCAGAAATGCTACCTGTCCTTGCAACCCAAATCGGTGACCCAGAAACCGCCAGAAGGTTCTCAATGGCTAAGGGAAATGCTTACGGCGTTTTATTTGAAGTCACCAACAGAGATAAAACCAAGAAACCACATTAAAGGAAAGACCATGCGTAGTAGCGAATCAATTAATGAATTAGCAGCCGCCTTGATCAAGGCTCAAGGAGTGCTAAAGAACCCTGCCAAGACCAAGATCAACCCCCACTTCAAGTCTGCCTATGTAGACCTGTCTGACGGCCTTACAGCCTTACGGGAATGCTTCTCAAAGCATGACCTGACATTCGTACAAGGTACGTCCGTAATGGATGGTATAATCATCCTTAACACCCGTATTGTTCACAAAAGTGGACAATTTATAGAATCGGACTATCCAGTAGGCGGCTTCGGCAAGCCACAGGAAATGGGTTCAGCAATGACCTATGCCCGCCGCTATTCCCTGTTTGCTATGGTTGGCATTGCGGGTGAAGATGATGACGACGGCAACGCTGCTCAGGCGGCAGAACTTCGCCCTATCAAAGGCAAGGCCCCTGCAAAGCAAATGGAGCCGGGTCTAAAGCCAGAAGATAGCACCAACCTGCTTGGCGTTATCAAGGGCGCAATGGACATGTGCAAGAACGCTGAAGAACTTTCAACGTGGACGACGGACAACAAAGACAAGATTGGTATGTTGCTCCCCGGCCATCGTTCAGAGTTGCAGGAATATTATAAAACCCTGAAAGCCAAGCTTGGCTAACATGGCGGAAGTTATCTATGTCCGTAGGCGGGGGAGTAAGTTGGAACCTTGCTCCCTTGTGGACGAAGAAGCTTTACAGGAGTTCCCTGCGGAGAAAGACTTGTCTGTGACGATAAGTCGCACCCGCAGTACGAAGCAGCATCGGTTCTTTTGGACTATACTCAATAAGATATGTGAGAACCATGCAGAGTATCGCAGAGCAGAACAGCTATTACTATGGTTGAAAATCCGCCTTGGATACGTTGAAGAGGTCCGGTTCCATGACGATAAAGTTTGGTGGGTTGCACAATCCATCAGCTTTAACGCAATGGATCAGGAGGAGTTCCGGAAATTCTTTCATGCCGCATTGGATGTCATTGTGGAAGAAGTGATTCCCGGATTGAATACGTCAGAACTAATCGTTGAAGTTGAACAGTTGTTAGGTTTTCGCCTAACCGAATTATGGAGTAAGTAAAATGGCATGGGAAAGTAAACACGGCGATCTATCGCTATTTCCAAACGACAATAAAACCAAAGACAGCCAACCTGATTGGCGGGGCAAGATCAACATCGATGGCGTTGATCACGATGTAGCCTTATGGAACCGCACAGCCAAGACCGGAACGAACTTCCTATCGGGCCGTATGGGTGAGCCATCAAAGCCAAAGACAGCACCTGCTTGGGGCAACCGTAAGCCTAACAATGCTATCGAAGAAGCATATGGTTTGCCGCCTGAAAAGAAAACCTCCGTCAAGGACGCATTGAACGATGAGATGCCGTGGTAAAGCGTAAAACGATATCAACCAAACAAAGGGTAGCCCTGTTCGCTAAACACGACGGGGTCTGCCACATCTGTGGAGGTAAAATAAATGTTGGAGAAGCTTGGGACGTCGAGCATGTTATTCCTTTTGCGATGGGCGGGGCGGATGACGAAAGCAATTGGCGGCCATCGCATATCAAATGCCATAGAACAAAAACGACTGATGACGTGGGTAAAATTGCAAAGGCTAAACGGCGCGAAGCACGTCACCTTGGAGTTAACGTATCTAGGACGCCGTTACCTTTTGGTAAAAGGTCAAAATTCAAACGCAAATTAGATGGCACTGTGGTTAGGAGAGACGAAGAATGATGAACATTAATGCGGTATCAGATTGGATTTCTGATGCCAAAAAAGGAGATGAAACCACCTATTATACAGGGTGGCTAATCAAAGACAGGGGCAATAGTAATTCTGAATTGTCTCAAATGGCTAACTATGTTTGGGCCATGAAAGAACGGGGTCTTGTTTATTTGGCTCAACGAAAAGCGCCAAGCTGGACAAAACATCACGCAGAATATCATTACATTATGCAGCGTAGCAGCAAAGATAGAATTTAACAGGAGGTAAGTAGTGGAATTTTTTTACGCCATAATGAGACCATTGGTGCGGTTGTCTTGGAGGAACCCAAAATGGATAATTGATGCCCTTCAAGTAACTACATATGACCGAAATGGTAGGGCAGAAAAGAAAGAAATTGGGTTTAGAGTAAAACGGTGGGAGGACTTTTTCTTAACGTATGAAAATATTGCAACATTTGAAACGTTGGAAGAAGCACAAGATTTTATAAAAAACCATAAACATTTCCCAATTGACATGGATGGAGTTAACTAATGGCTTTAATATTACCAGAGGGTTTTAACCCGGACGAAAAAGAAAGCCCGTTAGAGAACATCTACGATCATGCTTTCCCATTGGCGGATAAGTTGTCTTTTGCGATTAACGAAAGCACGGTTGACATGGTCAAGGACGGCAAGGTCACAGACAGCATGTCGGATGCAATCATCATCCATTCCATTGCGTTGATGCTCATCGTCTGCATGATGAACCGTGAAGTTCTTGAAGACAACACCTTGGACATGACCTTTAAAAAGGTAAAGGGCATTACGCAGGATTACCTGAAGCACCTGCTTGAAACAGGGAAGGAGAAATTTAATTGATCATTCAATTAAATCCCACCCTACCTATGCTGACCCCAAAAGGGCCAGCACTGGCTCATTTTCTGATCGATTATGGGGAAGAACATCATTTGATGTGGGTATGCATTCAAGAGAACTCCGGGGAAATTTGGACATGGCCTAATCCCCAAGTTAGATCGCAAAGCAACCCGACCTTTAACCGACCAAGAATACCAAACACAACGTCTGGCTTTACACATGGATCAGAAACTAACTCCCCAACAAATGGTGATATGGACCGCCAATGCTAAACCAAGGGAGCAGCTATTTATGCTGCGCCTTATGGATACCTACGGCACTAAAAAGTTCACCGCCACCATTGATGAGATATCTAAGCTGACCAACACTTCTACTGGGACCACGATCCGGAGCCTTAACGGGCTGAAGGATTTGGGTTGGTTGGATAGCCAACGTATGTACAAAAAGTCTGGCCGCAATCTACCCGTTGTCAGTAGCTGCGAATACATCGTTACGATTGATGAAGAAAAGGAGGAGACTGACCCCGAATAATCAGTCTCCTCAAGTCATGGGAGGTGGCGCGGGAAAGGAAAAAAGACCGCGCCGCCTCTATTCTACCATTCTAAATGCTAAGTTTTCAACCCTTGATACACGGCTTCCCCATCCTTTTCCGAAGGTGGACCATGTGGGTAATCCTTGGAGAAATGCCAACCGTGCTTCGCAGATTCTTGTTGCAACTTCACGACCGTTTGCCTCTTTAGCAGCCGTAATTGTGGCGGGGCCGACATGTCCGTCTTGACCCACACCGCATACCTGCTGAAGGGTTTTTGCTGCACGGGTTA